TGACAGTTTGTGATTTATAATCCCCCCTCTGGTGGCGAGACGGCCGGAGTTGCCTGATGATCTGGGACTTAAACCGCGTAATTAGAACGGTACGACAGGCCAACGGATTGGTCGTTAAGTACGACCTGTTTGGTGTTCCGTCGTTTCAGAAAGCGCTCAGGACTAAAAAACGGCGGGTTCTTTTTCGCACCGGAAAATATGGTCTGAAGGCGTACAAACGGACCGTTGGCAAGAAGCGGCCGAAACCGCCGCCGAAGTTCACCAAGACGGGGAAGATCAGTAAGCGATTCCTCAACTATCAAGCGAGACTGAAAAAGCCGCGCCCACCGTATTACGTCCGTGGACAGTTGAAGGGAAACAGCGCGTACGAAGTTGACGTCTCCGCCGCATCGGTCTTGATAGGGCCGTACAAACTACCGAAGACGGGGACGACACGAACCCGCAAGACAATACCCCGTCTTCTGGAAGAAGGGGGGACTGCCTCAATCATGATAGGCGCGAGGCAGCGAACGGGCACGCTTCGAAGGAAGTCCGTAGGCCGCCGGCGAGTTCGCGCCCGCTTTCGGCCGTACCCGTTTTTAAAGATCGTTCGCGATAAAACGGCGCCACAGTTCCTCAAGATCATCAAGGACACTCCCTTATGATGGAGGCGGGCGAAAAACGCCGCTACGACGTTGAGCGAAAGCGCGAAGGCCGGTGGGTTGGTACCGACATCTCCAAGGATCTCAAGCCGGTCGTTGATGCGGAACGCAAGTCTCGCTGCCGTCATTCGCTGCTTGAATTCTTGACGACCTACGACGACCACAGCGCAACGTTTCGCCGCCCCTTTGGGCAGTGTCACCTTGATTTGATCAAGCAGATCGAAAGTTGCATTTTGTCGGGCGGCCAGTTTGTAACCGCGATGCCGCGAGGCAGTGGCAAGACTACGATCATGATGCGATCGGTGATATGGTCGGCGCTGTGCGGGCACTCTCCGTTTACAATGCTTGTTTGCTCAGACCAAAAAGGCGCACAAACTCTCTTCCGGTCGATCGTGACCGTGCTTCAGAATTCCGCGCTGTTACTGGAAGACTTCCCTGAGGTCCTTGTACCGGTTCGCGACCTGCAAGGCGCACCACAACGTGGCCCGTCGCAAACGATCAACGGCGAGAAAACAAATGTCCGCATTTCAATGGAGCAAGGTTTGATCCTGCCCGACTGGGAAGGCAGCCGAGCGGCTGGGAACGCCAGCGCGATCATAAAAACGGGGTCGATGGGCGGCAGTTTGCGCGGCCAGGTCGTGACCACGCCAGACGGTCGCAACCAGCGCCCAACGCTGGCACTTGTCGACGATCCGCAAACGCGAGCGAGCGCGAAAAGCAAGACACAAGTTCAAGACAATGAAGACCTGTTAAAAGGCGACATTGTCTACATGGGCGGCACGGGCGAAAAGATGAGCGTCTTGGTTGCATGCACGGCTATCTACGATGACGATTTAGCGTGCCGGCTGCTTGACGTGAAGCGGTCGCCGGGTTTTCAAATCCAAAAGGTTCGCACGCTTGAAAGCTTCCCTGAAGATATGGATTCGTGGTCGGAATATTGGAACCTGCATCTCAAAGAGTGTTACGGCGAAATTGACCGAGGCAGTGCCAACGACTACTACGCCAAGCGCAAAAAGACAATGGACCGCGGCGCCGTTGTCTACTGGGAGGCGGCGGTCGCAGATGGCCAGCTGAGTGCCATTCAGACTGCGATGCATGACTACCTTTCGAACCCTCGCGCGTTTCTGGCGGAGCGACAGAACGAACCAGACGAGGTCATTTCCGGCGAACTCCACGAGCTAAAGGCGGGCGAACTTATCGGCCGGCAAAGTACCTGCCGGCGCGGCGTCGTACCCGCTGGAATGGATTATCTGGTCTGTCATATCGACGTTCAATTAAGGGCGTTGTATTGGGTGGTTGCAGCGTTCAAAAAGGATGGCATGGGCGGCGCGGTGGTCGACTTCGGTTGTTATCCAGAACAAAAAGTATTGCACTTTCAGTACGCCGAAATTGCGAAGCGCGGCGAGACACTTCAGATGAGTTCGCCAGAGAACGACGAACAGGGCGCAATTCGCGCCGGCATCGTAACGCTGATTGAGCGGTTAAGCGCGCGCCAGTGGCCAACCGAAAGTAAGCAAGTCAAGATGCTTGACCGTGGTCTAGTCGATGGCGGCTACAAAACAGACGTTGTTGAGTCGGCCTTGTTAGCGGCAAAAACGCCTTCCTGGCACATGATGCTAGGCGCTGGCATCAAAGCCACGTCACCTCCCCTGAAGCTTCGGAAGCCAACAGAGGGCATCTTCGGATTCAATTGGATCATGCAGCCATCACCAGAACGATTGCTGCCGCTGGTTCACGCCGACGTAAACTACTGGAAGACGCAGGCACATGCCGGTCTGTGTCTTCCTGTTGAACACGGCGAGGCATTCGTTTTTCCGAGTGACGATTTTTCCGCGCTGCAAATCCTCGCCGATCACTGCGTGTCCGAAACGTCGGTACGCTGCGAAGCGAAAGGAAAGGTCGTAGACGAGTGGCAGCTTAAAGGGAACAGCCGAGATAACCACCTCTGGGACAACGTCGTGGGGTGTTATGTCGCGGCCAACATGGCAGGGAGCCGAAAGAGGTCAACGCGCAATGAGCAAAAAACAAGAAGGGAGGCGTTCAATGTCGGTAGCGCCGTCATCAGCGGAGAAGGGGACGACTGGGGCGGGCGAGAGTGGTAGTGGCAAACGCCGCGGCCGTCCCAAGGGTTCAAAGACGCGACCGCGGGAAGTTGTTTATCAGTTCCCAGCGGTTTGTATTAAGTGCGGTTCGATGCTAAATCCTGCGATTGCCGACAGCCGCACGAGGCCGGACAAAGTTTGGTGGACTCAGGAAGGTGTCAAGTTGGTTGGTGAGCGTGTACGAATCCAGCGGTGCAGCAACGAAAGTTGTTTGCAGGTTCACGAAGTACACGTTTATCCTTGGGACGCGGAGGATTCTCAAGTGAATGATGAATGATGGGTGCTGGCTTTCATGGTCATTCATGGCCACAAAAACGCTAACCGAGTCACGAAAAACGACCGGATCGTTTTTCATTGCATTTTTGCGGCAATTGGGCGCGGTTTTCACCTTTTCAACGCGTCTTGTGTTGTCATTATTTCAGTATGAGCACCAACGAAACCTTGGCGAGAATTCGCAAGCTGATCGGCGCCGGTGCCGGCAAGATCAGCATTGATGGCCATTCGATCGACGCACGCGAACTACAAGACTTGCTGTTGATCGAGGACCTTGAAAAAAACAAAGACTTGACCGAACGTGTCAACGGAACGGCGCGGGCGAGCTTCTTCACCGAAATCGAAACAAGCCATGGCGCGTGATACGGCATCCGCTGCGCCTTGGTGGTCGCGGCTTAGCCTCTTTTCCGGTTCTTCGAAATATGACCACCTCCGCAACAGCGGCAAGCGCGAGGCGATCACCAAAAATCTAAGGTCTGAGGACTGGGACGTTCGAGACCACGAACGCCAGCTAATGTCGTCTTCGGCGTCCAAGGTGATCGCTAATTATAGCGTTGCTGCGTGGGCAGTTCGCAAACACCTTGACTACACGACGTCCTTTGATTTCAGCGCGACAACGCGAGATGACGCGTTTAACTCGGATCTTGAGGGCTTTATGCGGCGATGGTCAAAGCGTACTAACTGCGACGCGTCGCGAAAGCATCCACTGCGCCGACTGATTCGCATTGCTGAGCAGTGCCGCTGCACCGGTGGCGACGTGTTTTTGCTGAAGGTTGGCGGGAACGGACCGTTTCGCGGTTCACTCCAGATCATCGAATCGGAGCGAGTTAAAAACCCGACAGGAATCGGCGCCAATGGTGTCGTTGTGTCTCGTCGCGACATTCCGCAAGGCTTGAATACCGAGGGTTGGAATAACGGCGTCAGGCTGTCGCCTCGCGGGGTCGCCTCGGAAATTGCAATTCATGGCCGCACGGGTGCGATTGGTCAACTTGAATTTGAGAAGACGGTTAACGCCACAAACGTCCTTCACCACGGATTCTTCCATCGCGCCGACCAGGTGCGGGGAATCTCTCCGATCATGTCCGCCTTGAGTACGTTTCAAGATATTTACGAGACAATGGATTACGCCATCTCGGGGGTTAAGGCGGCGCAGTTGGTCGGAATTTTCATCAAGCGGGCATGGGGTCAAGGCTCCATGAACGACATGAGAATTCAAAACAACCCGACCGCGGAAGTCACCGACGAACAACGAGCCAATTATTATCGACGCGTCAAGTTTGGAAACAAGCCGATGATGTTGCAGGGGTTACCCGGCGATGAGGCGCAATTTATCGACGCGAAGAAACCCGCCGTTGAAACGACGCAGTTCCTAGACATGTTGACGCATGTGGCGATCAAGTGTTTCGACATCCCGAAAAGCTTTTGGGACGAGACGGTATCTAATTACAGTTCCGCGCGATTTGCAAAGATCGAATTCAATAAATCGATCGAGGAAAAGCGGCAGGACGTCGCCGATTTACTCGATGACATCACACGCTGGCGTCTTGGGATGGCAGTTGCTGATGGTGAGGTGCGGTTGCCGGCGGGGATGGCATTCGATGATCTCCGGTGGCAGTGGCGACAGCGCGGAACACCTTACGTTGACCCACTCAAGGAGGTTAACGGCAAGATTCTGGAGATTGCCAACGGCCTAAACAACCCGTACCGCGCGTGCGCCCATAACGGAACCGATTTCGAAGACAACGTCCGCGCGATTTCTCGCGCGAAAGCTTTCGCCGAGACTAACGGCGTGACACTTTCCGAGGCGATGATAACCCCCGACGCAGAGGATTCGGATGGATAGGGATCGTGAGAACGTACCGGCAAGCGCTTGCCAATTCGCGGCAGACGTTGACGTGAGTGACGCAAATGGGAAAGAGGCCGACACCTACCCATTCTCGATGACGGCGCGCAGTGGCCACGCGATCGATCACCCCTACTGGGGCCGCATCGTTCACGATCTTGAAGGGATGCACCTAGCCCGCGGCCGGGTGAGCGTCGATCTTGATCACGACCCGAAACGCGTCGTCGGTTATGCGAACCGATTTGACGTTTCTACCGGTGATCTGAAGGTTAGCGGGGCGCTCGTGCCGTACGGCGACGACGCAGCGAAAGAACTGCTCTACAAGGCTTCTAAGGGTGTTCCGTACGAAGCGAGCATTTCGTTCGGCGGGTCAAACATTGAGCTGGAACAAGTCGAGGAAGGTGAGTCAGTGGAGGTGAACAACACGACGTTTGACGGGCCGGGGGTCGTGGTTCGATCTTGGCCGCTGCGGTCCATTGGCATTGTCCAAAGCGGCGCCGATCAGTGGACCGCGACCGAGTTTTCGGCAGAAACTGAAGATTCAATTTCCGTAACGTGGACTGAAAAAAAGGAGGCCGGAAACATGGCCAACGACAACGCAACGCCGGCCGAAACCGAAATGGAATTGGCCAACAACGCAAATGAAAACGCTGGAGCCGTTGAGGCCGTTGAGGCTGTCGACACGGCACCAGATTTAGATACGGAGGAGTCCGAGGCCGACGCGTCCAAAGTGGCGGCTTCCGATGTCGAGACCGAATTGACGAATCGCCGAAACGAGGGCCAACGTTGGCTTGACGTGTTTGGTGAGGCGGGGGCGCGTTATTTCGCGCTTGGAATCAGCTGGGACGAAGCGACGCAACAACACATTAAGGATCAGGAGTCGGTTATTTCCGACCTTCGCGCCAAGCTATCTGGCGTGGGGAGTGGGGAACCGGCGCCGGTTTCGTTTGTCGCGGAAGACTCAGAGACAGAAAAGTACCGACCTTTCAAAGATGTTGCAAAACTGCTGTAACATACAAAGGAGTATAAGCGATGGCTGAAAGCCTACTCACGGCGGCCAACCTGTTGACGATCAACGATCGCAACGCGGCCGATACGGATGTTCCGGATTTTCTCGACCGGTCACCGGCAATTGCCAACCTGTCTGCGGTGGTTGCAAGTAATGACACGGTGCACAAATATTTTCGCTATGCGTTGCCAAGCACGGGCTTTCGCGCGATCAACAACGGGCGAGAAGTGCAGACGAGCACCGACACGGCGGTGACCGTTAACCTCGCGATTCTTGACGCGTCATTCCGCGTCGACATGGAAGCGGCCAACGAATACCGGACCGGCGCCGAAGCTTGGTTGAACCGAGAGGCGGCACGCGCCTTGCGATCGGCGTTCTTTTCCGCTGAAAAGCAGATTTTCCAAGGCACCGGCAACGATGCCGCGGGGTTTAATGGGTTTGCCGACGACGCGTCTTTAGATGCGGTTGCCGACGCGTTCACCGTCGATGGCGGCGGGTCGTCTAACCTGACGTCTATTTACGTTGTCCGTTCAGGTGACGAAGACGTTCAAGTCATTACAGGCAAAGGCGGTGACATCTCGATGGGCACGCCGACCGTTCAAGAAACGGCCGGATCGTCCACGGGAACTTATCCAGCGCTCTATACGCCGGTTTCCGGTTGGCTCGGCTTGAAGATTGGCAGCAACCACGCGTCAGCAACGCGGCCTAGCGTTGTTCGCATTTGTAATGTCGATCATACGGCATCGACCGAACTCGACAACGAAATCTACGACGCGATCAAGTTGTTTGACGACGAGCCGACGCATATTTTCGCGTCTCCAAAGGCGCTAGAACGAATGCGACGCGCGCGCACGACTTACAACCCCGTGGGCACGCCGGCAACGACTCCCGACAACATTGAAGGAATCCCGATCTTCGCAACTCGCGGAATCAGTGATTCGGAAACGGCAGTGAGTTAGTGACGCTTTTCGGTGACATCGTCGATGCATTTCGGGACGCCGAGTATGTGTTCGGCGGTGTCGCTGTAACCTTTGTTTATCCGGATGGCACGCAGGTGGCGAGCTTGCAGGCTATCCCTATGACCGGCGCGAACGAAACGGAGAGCGAGAGCGGCGTTGTGATGGAATCGCAATACCGCGCGTTTTCCGTTGTCGCGTCGGACCTACCGCGGCAACCGGAACGCGGATCAAACATCATCTGGGACGGCACGACCTATGTGGTCGTGCATCCGGCGGGCGGTCGCGTCTGGAGCTGGGAAGACCACGATAAGCGGCAATACAAGATTCACGCGGAGTTAGCGCCTCGCGTCGAAGGGCCGGAGTCGTCAACAAGTTACGGGAACCATGACGGGGTTGAGTACGGCAACCACAACGGAACCGCGTACGGGAAGCCAGGTTAATGGCACGAATTCAGGAAATCCGCGACGCAATCGCGACGTACTTGAGGACGGTTACGTTTTCGGTTCCCGTCACCGTCAAGTCGTCACCGATCGCATTTGCGGACATCGAAAACCATCCGCTTCCGACGATCTACGTTTCTGAAATCGAACACGCTCGCGAGACGCGCGTAACTCGCGGGCATACTCGCCGGCAATACAAACTAGTTTGCAGCGTCATCGGGTTTATTAACACTTACACGTACGACCAATACGCGACGGTGTCACAAACGGTCCTTGACGAACTAGAGGGCGTGACGATGTCTGGCGCGAAGCAAACCACCATTGGCGATGGTGCCGGCGTCGCGGAATACGACTTTGCGACGAACGAAAACCAGAACGTTTATCAAGCGCCGCTTGAAATCGAATACGAAGAATATAAAGAGGGATAACCGATGGCTCAAGAAACAATTCCAGCCGGCAGAAATGCCGTTTGCGTCTTTGACGCGTCCAGCGCAGCGGGTGCAGGACTGGTCGCGACGCCCGTGAGTGAAGCCACTGTCAATACGTGGCTTGGCACGCTGAGCACCTCCACGGATATTGCGAACAATATCTCAAGCGTGTCTTTGAACACGCCACCGGTTTACGCGTCGACTAACACGCGCGGCCGGGTCGCCGGCGGGTACACGTCCCAAAAACCGGTCATGAAACAAGGCGAGGTTTCATTTGAGGTGTTGTGGCGGACGAGCACCGGCAGTGATGGTGATACGTCGTTTGAGCAGCGATTGATTGACGCGGCGGATTCGCTAGGTGAAATGGCGCTTGGTTTCTTTGATTACGATCCGATTACGGCGCCCTCGGTTGGGGACACGGTACAGGGTTTGTGTGGCAACTTTTACATTTCCGCGGAAAAAACAGAGGCTGACGAAGACGTTCAGCGTTTCTCAATCACCGCAACGGTTGCGAGCGGTTGCCGCTGGCACAAGATTACAGGTTCCTAGGATGCACACTTTTACCGACACGGACCGGCGACTCTGGAAGGTGCGATTATCAATCCCCGTGATGGATCGGGTGCGCGACGAAACCGGCGTTGATATTGGCGTCTGGGACAACCTCCAGGTTGTCAATATGAGCGCGATCGATTTGGCGAACGTGTTATGGGTAATGGTCGCGAGTCAAGCGAAGAAAATGCGAGTGACTCGCGACACGTTCCGAGCGGCGGTTTCTGGCGATGCACTTCACGACGCTCAAAAAGCGTTTATCGATGAGTATTTGCTTTTTGTCCCGAGCGATCGCCAGCGGACTCTCACGCGCGCGATCGCGTTTCAGAAAAGAGTAGCGGAAATCGAGAGAGTGGAGTCGGACCGGCTGGAGACGTTAAGCGACGACCAGATTTTGCAACTATCTGCGGCGACCCAGGAGACATCCGGCAACGATGCTACCGAGCTGCCGGCATCTGTGGAGTCGACGCGCACAAGTACAGTCTCCGCGAGCTAGAGTGGATGGCAGAGAGTAAGATGATTCTGCAATGGGACTTGATTAGCTCAATCACCACAACACTGGCCAACTGCAATCGTACGAAGGGCGCGCCGGTCGAGTGGTTTCGAAACCACCCTTGGCGAGCCGGCGCAACGTCGATTCCCTTCACGACAGACAATGTACGATTCCTAAAAGTGCTAAGCACGGAGAATTGATGTGGGCAAAGGGGTCAAGGCGGGCGACGCCCATGTGCAGATGCACATGGATGGGAAAAGCATCGGCGCGAGCGTCTCCGCGATCGGCGGGAAGTTCAGCAAGCTTGCTGCGCTTGCAGGCCCGGCAGCCGCCGCTTTAACGGGAATAGGTGCGGCGGCAACCGCTGTGGTTGTTAAGTTCACGGCAGCCGGAGACGCGATGGACAAGATGTCCAAGCGGACCGGGATGTCGGTTGAGACGCTTAGTCAGCTTAAGTTTGCTGCGGAGCAAAGCGGCTCAAATCTTGAGACATTTGAAGCGGCGCTCCGGGGGCTGGTCAACAACATCGCCAGCCTTGGCAGCGGATCGACCGAGGCGCAGGCGACGTTCAAAAAGCTAGGCTTGACGTTTGCCGACCTGGCTAAGCTGACTCCCGAAGAACAATTCACGTTGATCGGCGAGCGAATCGCGGACATCAAAAATCCAACCGATCAAGCAGCCGTCGCGATGAAACTGTTCGGCGAGCAAGGTTCTTTGCTGCTACCACTTCTGACGTCCGACATTCAGGGCTTAAAAGAGGAGGCGGACGCGCTTGGCTTGACGATGTCGACGACGAACGCAAAGGCCGCGGCGGATCTTTCTGACGCGTGGAACCGGTTAAAGTCCACCGCTGGAAGTTTCGCCATGGCGCTCGGCGCAACAATCGCTCCAGTGTTGACGCGGATACTCGATCTCTTTACGAGGATCTTAGGCAAGGCCCGGCAATGGACACGGATCCGGCGGGAGGTAGCGGAGTTAGCGACCGAAAAAGTCGCGGCGATGCGGAACACCGATCCCCGCCAGTGGACGGGGTTGACTCCCGAGGAGACTTTAGAAAAGTTCCCGCTTGCGGGTGGCCCAAGATCGGAGGGGCGAGTTAGTAACGCGGATCTGTTAAAGCATATCGTGATTAAAGACATCGGAGCGGATCGCTACCGCGATCATAATCTTTTTAAGTTTCTAGAGTCTCCGCCGCTCCAGTGGCTGAAAAAGATGCCGCTTGGCGAAGCGCCCCAGTGGTCAGAACGCGAGTTTTCGAAGGGCGGCTTCGGTCAATTCTTCGACCCCGGCGGCGGCGGTGCGAAACTTCAGCAGCTTGCAAAGGATCAACTTAAAGAGCTAGAGCAGCTCAACGAAAACTTTGCAAACGCCGTGTTCGACAACGACTTGATTGGAGACTTCGCGGAGTAAGGCATGGCAACGGCAGTCAACGAACTTTGGCAGGGCTACTCAGGGAACCAAGACAGCGCAACGATCTTGTACCTAGTCGAAGGCGCGAGTTCGTGGCAGAACGCGATGGATTTGTTGGAGGGTGCGGCGTCGCCGGCGTCAGGTTCGAGCGCGCCTACCGAGTTCGACAACATGCCGCGCGACAATGTGTCGTGTAAAGAGGTAGATCTTTCGACCGGCCTCTACTCGGGCCGCGCCACGTATAAGAGGGGACCGAAAAAAAGCCAACAAGAAACCGGCACCTCGCCAACCACTGACGGCACCGCAAATAATAACGGTACGTTTTCTTTTGAAGTCGCGCTCGACACGGTTTCAGTGCGTGAGCCGATCAGAGATTATGTGGAGGGCACCGCGTTGGTCGACCGTGAGCCCCAAAAATACTTTCCCGCCGCGGGTGAGCCGAAAGTTGAACACGAGGGGCTCAATTACGAAGATGGGGCGTATCAAGGTGCGGACGTGTTTCGACCGTCTGGGTCGTTCTCATTTGATTATTACCCAAGTAATTCGACGTGCACCCATAGTTACCAGACGACCGTAATGAATTCCGTCGGCAAACTGAATAGCGACAGCTTTCGCGGGTACGCTGCCGGCGAGCTGTTATTCTGGTCCTGCCGAGGACAATCGCGCAATGACAGGGATTGGAAGCTAAACTTGACGTTTCGCGTTAGCCCAAACGTGTCATCTAAAAAACTCGCCGGAATCGATGTTACCAACGTTGGCGGCTGGGATTATCAATGGGTCCATTACGTTGAGCGCATCGTTGACCATGGCGGCGGACAAAAAACGGCCGTATCGGTTCCTGTGCAAGCTAATCTGGCGGTCGTTTACGAATCGACCGCATTTTCTGCACTGTTCCCGTAGTTGTAAATCATGGCTGAAGTTTTCAAGCGAGCATCAAAAGGCGCACCAATTCGCCGACACTTGACGAGTGGCGCTTTTAACGCGTTTGTCGACGCGGCCAATCAGGTTAGCAACGTCCAGCGTGGCCACGTTTCGGGCGCGAAGCAAGAGCAACCGGCCGCAACGGTGAAGGTAGAAAACGGAACAGGTGCAAACCTTGACCGGTTTTCCGTCATTGGACTTAGTGCGCCGGCAATCCTAGACAGCGAGGGATCTGAGTATGCAACGCGCGGACTGTGGAGCGGTGTCACGCCAACGGCGGACCACCTTGGTAAGTTCGCGATCTATCAGGAGGCTGTGCCGGCGGGCTTCCTTGGTCGCGCTGCGGTTTCTGGTGTTGTGCCGTGCAAGCTGTTTGTGTCTGCGACTCACGGTTCTGTCACGCATTGCGATGTTGACACGTCGGATTCGTCGCGACTTAAGACGGAATCTCTAGGCAGCGCTAGAATCCTCTGGAAGTCGTCGACGGCCACAAACGCAACCGTTGACGCGGTTGTCTGCTTGCAATCACCAGCCGTAAATGTAACGCCGATTCCCGACTCGTTTGCGGTCGAATTTTCAAGCACAACGCCGAGCACGCCGGATACGACCGTCGCGCCCCTTGATTCCACAACAACCCTCGACTGGTCAAACTCCGACACCTACGGAAGTTCGTCAAAAATGTCGTTCGTCGAAGCTGACGACGCAATTGAGTTTAGTGAGGGCAGCTACCTAACGACGATTGATGTTCACGGGACCAATGACACGGGTGAAGTTCATGCCGGCGGATCATCTACGCTATATTCCAGCGGAAATAGTGACGGTCACTACCGGGTTGCGGGCTTTTCGTTTCGGTTTGAAAAGTTCGATGATCCTGACTGGAGTTACTACCAGGCCGGTTCTTATGGTTACCCAGGGCCGGACGTAATGCACCAGACTGCGAGCGCCACAAGACTCCTTGTCGTGCCTAGCGGCGGCGTGAAAGTGCGAATTGGCATAAACAATAGCTCCCTAAATTCTGCCGATGCGGATATTCGTGTGTTTCACGCAACCTGGACAACGATCAACCTAAGCTAAGGATCCTAAACCATGGCAACGGCCGAACTACGCTCAACCGGAACCTGTACCACCGCGACATCGAGCAGCGCAACAACGGACGGGATGATCCTACGCGCGACGCCAACAGGTCAACTTGATGAGCTGATGACCGATCAGAATTATCACGATTATCTTGTTGCGCAAGGCATCTTGTCGACTGTTACGGTAGACACGTCAATGTCGGGATCTTCGACAAACCCCGTGCAGAACAGCACTGTAAAAGCGTATATCGACGCCGCCACGGGGACCGTGACAGATTTGACGTGGACGGCAAGCACGAGAACGATTGCAAGTTCGTCTGGCACCGATGCCGTTATTAGTGAAGTCGATTCGAGCAACTCGGGATTGATGAGTTCGGCGCAGCTTGCGACGCTCAACAGCGCGTTGCAGTCGGTAGATCTGACCTACACGGCAAGTACACGCGTGCTTTCAAATACCGGTGGCACAAACGTAACGTTACCGGAAGTTGATTCAAGTAACTCGGGATTAATGAGTTCGGCGCAGCTTGCGACGCTCAACATCGCGTTGTCGTCGGTAGATCTGACCTACACGGCAAGTACACGCGTGCTTTCAAATACCGGTGGCACAAACGTAACGTTACCTGAAGTTGATTCAAGTAACTCGGGGTTGATGAGTTCGGCGCAGCTTGCGACACTCAACAGCGCGTTGTCGTCGGTAGATCTGACCTACACGGCAAGTACACGCGTGCTTTCAAATACCGGTGGCACAAACGTAACGTTACCTGAAGTTGATTCAAGTAACTCGGGGTTGATGACATCCACCGACAAAACAAAAGTTGATTACCTGACGGTGACGAGTGCAATCGATTTAGGTGACTGCGTAACGCTAGACGGCGAGCAAACGTTAACGAATAAATCCATCACGCAATCTCAAATAACCGACCTTGAGCGCGAGCTAACGATTTATGCGGTCGACTTTGAGACGACGCTAACAGCCGGCGACGGCAAGGCGTATTTTCGAATTCCAATCGACTTGGACGGCATGGACTTAGTTCAGGTGGGCGCGCAAGTCGGAAGCGCGCAATCAACGAGCGGCACACCGACGGTGCAGCTAACGCGGTTGCGAGCAGCGACGGCGGGTGGCTCGCGTTCTGCGGCCGACATGTTGTCAACTGAAATAACGATTGACGAAAGCGAATGGGACTCAAAAGACGCTTCAACTTCGGCAGTAATTGACACGTCGAGCGACGACGTCGCAACCGGAGATTTGATTCGCGTTGACGTTGATTCCGCTGGCACAGGAACCAAGGGCCTGTTCGTGTCTCTAGGGTTCAGGTAATCGCGACACAGGAGAAAAAACATGGCAAATGAAATTTACCTTGTCCGAGGGACACCGATTGTCTGGACGGACTCCGGCGGCGATGAGGAGATGGATTTAGGCGGCTTGGCGGCAGATGCAACCATGGGCGGATCGTACTACGATCGTGGCGCGAGCGCGACGAACGACGAGTACGAATGGGAGCTGGTTATCGACGGATTCGACACGGCGCCTGTTGTCGGCGAGTCGGTTGATCTGTATGTATCGGGGTCGAACGACACAACGAATTTCGACGGCCAACCGACTTCACTCCCAACGGACACGGCCGATACGGCGACAGGCCCAAGCACAGATATGCTGAACAACATGCATTACGTCGGTTCGGCGACAGTCCATTCCACAACGGCAGCGGACGAGTTGATCGTCAGAGGAACATGCCGAATCACGTCGCGGTACTTCTTTCCCGTAGTGCACAATGCGACTGCCGACGCGCTGCTGAGTAGCGGAGACGCGCACAAGCTGACCATGACGCCGATCTATTATCAAGGGCAGTAGCGCAAGAGGTGACTTCAATGCCGTTCGGATCAATTCATTCGCCTGGACTCACGACGAGCCGCAGCGATTCGGCAAACCCGACATTGTGGGATGGGTTGATAGGCGCGTGGTCACCAATCCTTGGTCCTTCGGGTTCGGTAATCCGTGATTACTCTGGCCATAATAATCACGGAGACCTGACCAACACGACGCCAGAAATCTCCGTGTTTCCGCGGCATGTCTACCTCACAGGGAATGATGACATACCAACCGGGCTTAACTCTTCCGAGGTGTTCGAGACCGGGCAGCCGTGGTCCGTTCTGCTTTATAAAAAATACATATCGACGCCCGGAGGAAATCGGTTTGCGTTTGGCTCGGCTTCGAGCACGCCGCGTTTCTACGTGATGAACAACGGATCGAAATACTTCTGGGGCTGGGGAACGAAGCACGGAATGAGCAACGCCGGCGCGCCCGTCCGTCAGGGGAAATGGTCGCAGGTCGTGCTGACGTACGACCAGGCGAATGATTTCATTTGGTACGTCGATGGCAAATTTTCTGGCCAGGAATCGTACACTGGTAGCGGCCAATTCGCGAACGCGGAAATCGAGATTTCGCGCGAAGCGGGAAGCAACGGATTGACGCACCTGATTGCTGACGCGCGGCTGTACGGACGCGCGCTGCGGCCTTCAGAGGTTTCTCTGATGTGGCGAGATCCACTAGCCTCGTACCGTCGTCGTCGACAGGTTGTCTCTTATTCGTCTTCGTCAGCGCCTGCGCTTGTTGCGCATCAAAAGGTGGTATCCGTAATATGATCGACAACCTGACAAAAAACACGACGGCGACCCAGGTTCTATCGCTCGCAAACCAATCGATTGCGACGCTAATCCTTGTTTTTTTTGGCTGGATGCTCGCGGCAAAAGGGCCTCTGATTCTAGAGAACCTTCGTGCCGGTTATGATCGTAACGCGCAGCAATTACAAGAGGCTTCAGTTAGATTCGAGGCAACGACAGACAGGTTGATTCGGCAACTGATCGATGACCGAAAGCTAATGATTGATTTGGCGCGAGAAACGCACGAAAGCGCGGAGAGCATCCGACGCGCAGTTGAACCAGCGGAGCCATTACCATGAAAGTTTGGTGGGTCGACACTGCGAGCGAGAACAGCGATTGGAAGTCAGAGTTTGACGCGATCGAAACTTGGCAGGCGGTCGCGAAGTCCGTGCTGAGTGATCGCGGTCTTTCTACATGGCCAGCGGAGTGGCGATTGATTGACGACTCGGCTGGAATCGCCTACCACGCAACCGAGATCAATGCGGAGTTGTCGGCATGATCTCGGCAATGATTGTCGCATGTTCGTTGCTCGGCGGAACTGAAGATCCACTACTTAATGATGTCGAGCGGCAGATAGTTGAGCAAACGAACCTAGCTCGTCGTAGGCACGGCCTTCCGACGCTGCGAGTCTGCCCGAAGCTTCAGGAGCAATCGAGGAACCATGCCGGCTGGATGGCTCGATCGGGAAAGATGCAGCACGGTTCGCACCCTGGCGCGGCCGAGAACATCGCGACGGGACGCACCCTGCCGTCTGTCCTGCGGCGCTGGATGAATTCGAAGGGCCATCGATCCAATATATTGGGATCGAATTACACGCGGATTGGTGCCGCAGCCTACCGGAATCCCACATCCGGCCGAATTTACTGGTGCCAGCAATTCGGCCGCTGATCGCCTGCCTTTTTTTCCAAATAATTATCGCCATTGTTATTGACGGGCGGTAATTGTGGCGATAAAATACAGGTGTCGATTGAACGAAAGGCATAAACTCAAAAACGAAAGGCACAAAATGAATCACCGAACAACAATCAGTGACGCAGAGCGACGCCTTGATCTGGCGAGGGAGATCCAGGCCGAATATCTGGGATATAGCAGCCGCAATCCAGAGGGGCTCACTGTCCGGAAGTTTGGGGGGTACGTCGTCATAGAAGATGGCGAGACGACATGGCTGGCGAGCCTCGAAGATCACGATAACGCAGTCGAGAGGCTGTTGGCCGACATCCTTGACGGTGAGGTGCTCAGTTTGCCTTCGCCATGTGACGAAGGAGCCTGGTCCGAGTTCCGGGGAATCTTGTACGAGCGATTTTGGGACAACTATGCGTGTATTTTCTGCCAAGACGGTGCCTGTGGCGATCTGTCAACGCTCGCGGCGCTTCCAGATGAAGTGAAGAGTGACATCGTGGAGCAGCTGGGAGTCGAAGATGAATTCGGCGACTACACGGAAGAGCGAGCTGAGAAACAAAGGAAAGAACACCACGCCGAAAGAGTGGAGCTGGCAAAAAGCAAGCTGGGGGATCTAACCGGATACACTGCCGACTTTCGCGGCACTGGAAAGCTTATTGCGCCAGACACGGAAGATGGCCGAATACTAGCAAGTGAAGCGCTCGCGGGTCATCTCGGCGGTTTCGACGCCGAGGCGGCCGAGAGCGATTGCGTGAGTTACGCGGTCGAGGACTTAACGGTAGAGCAAGTAGAGCATCTGCTCGATTTCGGCTACTGCCTTGCCGGCGAGGAGGATTGACGATGGCGCAGCAAAAAGGAAAAAAGAACCTAACCCAGCCGGTCGAGTATTGGGAGCAATTCCAGCGCCAGGCGAAAAAAGAAAAAAAGACATTGTCGCAATGGGTGGGCGAGTGCTGCGTCCGTCGATTACCGGCAGCTGTTCGCCAGCGCTTACCTGATCGCCCGTCGGTAGGCAGGCCGCCCAGGTAGCCCAATGTGATAATACCTGAAAAATAGCGCCGGTGAGTTTAATTCGCATTGTCCAGGACGATGAAGCCGGATATCGTTTCCCATCTCGGGGAGGAGAGGGGAGGAGAGGAGATGAAAGGGGTGGAAGGAAAGTATTACGCGGTCGTTGAGATCTTGACCGGCGAAGTCACCTACAGCGGCGGCGACGAGTACTCTGAATTGTGTTGCGCGAAGGCGCTCGTGCCGGGAACGGTATACGCAAAGGCCCGGTTAGAAGAGATCGCAGTGATTAAGGCGCAGGAGATTGCCGAGGCGTATCGGCAGCAAGGCTACAAATTAATCGAGACATCGAAACACCGCGCGAGCGGATAGCGGGACTGCACCCGTCAAGGCGAGAACAGCTGCGGACTTCGCGAGCCGCGTAGCACTCGCCACACTCCCTCTATTCAACAGGAGTTTGGTAATGTCGGAACGTGCGATTAGGACGACGCGAGTTGAGGTGATTGTACCGAAAGATGATCGTGATGCGTGGTTGGAGCTGTCCATAAACGCGCAGCGGCTGCTCAACACGTGCTGGCAAGAGTGGTTGAGCTGGCACGTTGTGAACGACTCGGCCGCGATTATTGAAAGATACATATCAACCTTGCGAGAGTGGCATGCGGCCGACAAAAAAACGCGAGGCGCAAAGCCTAAGCTGGATTTGAAATCCATCGACAACGAGCTGTCAAAACGAATCTACGCATCGGTTCGGCGGCGTCTTCCCACTTTGAACACTAGGGCCGTCGTGCTCGCAATCCAAAAATGGCGGCAGACGCTAACGACTAGGAAAGCGGCAAACGGATCACTTCCGGGATGGATGTCTATCCTGATTGCCAGGGAGTCGATACCGTCGTTTTGCAATCCTCAGCCGATCAACTTCGACAAACAGAACGCGACGTTGGGAGTCGAGGATATCGTTGTTCGGCTGCAGCGTGACACGACGTCAGAAAAGGCGCGCAATCCGTCGCGGCGCGTCTGCTGCCGCATGGTGATTTGGAAACGGAAGGCCGCGAGTGTGCGAGCGATCATCAGGCGGATCGTCGACGGGGAGTACGAGTTTCGCGGGAGTGCGCTCCAATGGACGAAGGGGAAGTGGTTCGCGCTTATTTCGTATCGTATGCCAAAGACGACGCCGGTCGGGCTCGATCCGAATAAGGTCGTCCATGTGATCCCCGGCAAACGGCGTCCGTGGGTGCTGAAGATCGGCGACCGGCGAACTTATTTCGGCGGCACCGGATCGAATATTGATTTCGCGCGGCGAATGATCTTACAGGAACGGCGAGAACGAAGAGAGCATTACCGCTGGTCACGTTCCAATGCGAGGCACGGCCGCAAGCGTGCTATGTCGATCTGGACGAAACTCTCCAGTAAATGGCTCGATTTCACAAAGCGATATAACCACCAGTGCAGCCGAACCATTATCGACATTTGCAAACGCGAAGGCGCTGGGAAGGTGATTTACCATCAACCAACGAGTGACGTAAAGACGTTTTTGGCTGAGGCTGGCAACGACGTCCGGTCGGCAATGTCATGGGAGTGGTTTCAGGTCGGATCGATGCTCGCCTACAAATGTGATGGGGAGGGAATTGAGTATGAGCAAGTCAAGTGGACGCGCAAAATTGCCGCCGATCGCCTGCCGGATGTGCGAAAGAATAATCAATCAGACAACGCGCAGCGTCTTAAAGGGAGAGCTGCCGCTGTGCGGTGATTGTCGAGTGTATCGGAGTTGGGTTAATAAGTTTCGATCTGAAAGGATTTCCAGATGTCATGGCGAATGTTAATGAAGCAACAGCAGGAGCTGAAGAGAAAAGGCGCCGCCGACTTACACCGCCGGGTTGTGCTTCTTATTCAAATCCAAAACGACAGCGAGTTTCAAGCGTGGTGTGAAAGTGAACACGTTAATTACGAGAATGAGTTTGATCATGAATTGGAGGACGTTGGGATTGATTATGTAACGCTTAGATCCGTTTTTAATTCGTACCCCAACGTTGAAGACTGGGAAAGAACGAACGTTCGCGAACTAGTTGCGCAGGTGGTGCACAGGCAATCCAAATCGCGTCAATCAACGGATCGCATTTCATGGAAGGACCGCGCCAAAGAACTGGAGATGGAATTAAAGCGAGTGATTGAAGAAAAAAACGAACTAGAGCATCTGCTGTCGGCACAGAAGAAGATGATGATTCAGTACATGCAAATTCCGCAAAGCAAAGCAGATTCGCTGTTTACCGCGTAGTGTGTTGGGATCGCATGTAAATATTGGGAGTGATGCAGGCGAGCGGCTGCCGACGCAGCGCACGATTTTGTTGGGATCGCATGTAATTTTTGGGAGTGATGCAGGTGCCGAATCGATCGTCCGGAGTTGGGATCGCATGTAATTTTTGGGAGTGATGCAGGTTACGCAAGAAGTTGCCAGCGCCGGCGAAGTTGGGAGCGCATTTGATTTTGGGGAGTGATGCAGGCACCTGCGATGATACGACGGAGGCAGCCAAGTTGGGATCGCATGTAATTTTGGGGAGTGATGCAGGAAGAAAGTTGCCGGCTCCAGCGAATCGACTGTTGGTATCGCATGTAATTCTGGGGAGTGATGCAGGAGCGGGCGCAGCTTCAATGCTTACCGCGTAGTGTGTTGGTATCGCATTTGATTTTGGGGAGTGATGCAGGGACGGACAGTTCTTCTTGACTGGCGACGTAGTTGGGATCGCATTTGATTTTGGGGAGTGATGCAGGCCGCGAGCAGTTGGCGAGTTTTCTGGGAGAGTTGGAGGTAAATCCATTGACGTCAAACACCGTTTTGAGATGGCTTTGCACGGCAGATCCCGTGGGCGAATGGGTCAGGACTATCGCGCACTGCGAAAACCCTGTTGAGCGATATTTGGGCTGCTTCTCAGAGTGCAAGTGGATGGGAACTACGTCAGTGATGTATGTCGACGTTCGCACCTCGACGGCATCCGCTGCCGACATACCGCACCACCAGGAAGAAACGTGGCGACAGATTGACCGAGTGTTAAACCGCAACAATCCGGGCGGCGTCGACGTTGGTGACGGTGTTCGCGTGAGGCACTGGGGCGCCTCGTTCGTGCTGTTGTCTGGATGCGATCCGGCGGATTCGGCGCGGATTCAATGGGGGCGATTCGATGATCGCAAGGAACTTTGTTTTGTCGATGTCGACGAACCAACGTTGATTGAGCTGCTTCGGTTTGGTCGTGATTGCGACACGCTTGAGGATCGGTTGCCACCCCGTAAAACGACTCGAATCACTGTTGTTGTGCCGATGGAGCCTCAGAGAATCAAGTTGATTATCGAAAGGTAATGAGATGCCGAAAGACCTGTTTGGCTGGGACGAGGAGCACGAGCGAGACTTGGTGGTCAAGCGAGATGCGCGGGTGCTGCGTGACGAGGCGTTAGAAGCGGTGGAACGCAGTAATGTCGAATGGTGCGCGAGGTTTGAAGAGTGCGTCTTGAGTTACCGCGCAACCTCAGGCGGCGGATACTTCACCACCGACGACATCCTTTCGCATTTTCCCGACCTAGAAGAGTGCCGCGAGAAACGTTGTTTCGGCGCCGTTATGCGGAAACTTTATAAGTCTGGGATCGTTGAGCCAGGCCCGTACCGCGCGAGCGGTCGCGCGAAAAGTCACGGGCGTGATAAACGAAGTTGGAGATTTCTAGACCATGGCGAATAGCTATCTAGACACCGGGTTGATTCTGCTGACGAAGGAGGAGCAACGCGAAAAGGGATTTTCTAATAGTGCCGCGGCCGCGCTGAAGGGGTACGACTGGACGCCCTCCGCGACAAGGAAACCAACAAAAACAGCGGTCGGTTCGGCGGAGCGAATTGCCGTCTATATCCGGCGCGTCGAACTCGGCGAGGAGTTGCACCATCACGACGACAACCGAGTTGCCGGCCGCAAGACACCAGTTCGGTCGATGCAAGTGAGGCAGGTGATTTACTAATGAGGCAGGTGACTTACTAAATGGCGTTACATGAACTGATGTCGGTCAACGCCAGGACCGTTCCTAGCGATGAAACGCGATTTCTGTGGGAACTTTATACGTTAAGCGAGGGGAGTGCCGTGAAAGCGAAGGAAGCAAGCAAAGAATTAACAAAGGCCGGACGCGTCGTCACGGTTGCAGATTGTCAGCGGACGATGCTGGCGAAGCGGGACTACATTGCCAAGCTACTGCCGCTCGATCAGCGTGGAAATATTGACCGGGTGTTGCAGAGCGCTTGCACGGCGCTGGACGCGGAGCCGAAGCTGGTCGGGTGTCAGTCTGCGTTTATCAAGGCCGTCGCGGCGGCCGCGGCGAATGGTCTGACCGTCGGCGGACTGAACGAGGAAGTTCACATCGTGCCCTATCGCGAGCGGTGCCGATGGGAGCCGACAATTCACGGTTATTACGCGCTGGCGAGGCGCGTCAATAAGGTGTTTAGGCCAACGTGCCGGGTGGTAAAAGAAGGCGACGAGTTTGACTTTGATTGGTCACCGTGGACGATCAACAAACATAAATCAACGCTTGGTCAACGCGGTGCGCCGATTGCCGTTTACGCGACGATTGAAACCGAGGATGGCACTTGCGGCCATTTAATGGAATGGGACGAGGTGGAACAGCATCGTGATCAATACTCAGGGTCACCAAATGGCGCTTGGCAAACGGCTCCGGAACAAATGGCGATGAAGACAATCGTCAAGTACGTCTTCGCGCGAGGCTGGGTGCGTCACGCCGGTAATAGCGACGCGATAGAAGGCGGCGTGGAAATTGCCGGCGGCGCCAGCGACGATTACATTTTCGAGGACGGCGAGATTCGCGAGCGAGTACTTGACCAGACGCCGGCGGCGGGGTGAGTCGTGGTGTTTAATTTTATCCATGCGGTCGGTTTCGTTTGCTGCGTATGCGGTACGACGATCGTTTGTATCTGGCGTCTGTTTGTTCGGATGGAGCGAGAATCGGATGATCGCGCTGCCTAAGCCCGTTCCTAAAACGTCGGCGGTGTCCGTTATTTTTGAGCGGCGCCCTGATTGGACGATCGCGGTACCTTGGCCTCGGTCTAACAATTTGACGTGGCGACAGGGCAAAAACGGCCGGCTATACAAATGCCCGAAGGCCTCGCAGTATCAAACGTTTGTTGGCGATGTCTGGCGGTCTGAGCAGGTGCCGGTGATTAATGGCCAGTGCGTGGTTTATATGCTGTGCCGGCCAAAAACCTACGGCGCGCGAGACCTAGACAACGTTCCGAAATCGATCATGGATGGTTTAACGACTGCCGGCGCGTGGCCAGCGGATTCAATGAAAAACCACCGTTCGCTGATCCTTGAACGCGATGGAGACGGCACTTTTGACGTCGGCGAGGTGATCATTAGCGCGTGGGAGGTAGATCCGATACCGTGGGTGTCAGACAAAGTCAGGAGGAAATTTTACCGATGACAAAAACAGTAAAGCCTTTTTGGTTCAAGTTTAATCCGGAGAAGTGGATATCTGGAACGTACTACCTTAGTCATGTAGGTCAGGCGTGCTACCTACGGCTATTGATCTATCAATTTGAAAACGGTGCCATCCCAGAGACGGCGCGTAAATGTATGGATGTTTGCGGAATTCCTGACCGAGGCCAGTGGGATACGATTTGGTCTGACTTGCAACATAAGTTTGAACCAGATGACACGGGGAGAAAAATCAACCCAACGATGGCGGCCGCGCGCGAGGAAGCGATTAAGCATTACGCGCAGCGGCAACGGGCCAGCGCAGCAGGCGGCCGCAAGCGGTCGGATACCCGTTCGGATACCCGTTCGGATACCCGTTCGGATACCCGTTCGGATACCCGTTCGGATACCCGTTCGGATACCCGGTCGAGGGGTCGATCTAGTTCTAGTTCTAGCTCTCTTAAGGAGCCAAGCGAACTTAAGAAAAAGCCAGGCCGGCAACCGGAATCGTTAGACGAGGTGGAGTCGTACGCAGAAAGAGCGGGCCTCCCCTTAGACTGCGAAAAGTTCTTTGACTGGGGAGAGTCGGGCGGATGGGCGCGCAACGGGAAGGCGCTAAAAAACTGGCAAGCGGCTGCGCGCAATGCCGCCAAGGATTGGGCTCGCGACGCTTCTAAGCTTTCAACCGCTGACGTCTTAGGCTTTTAAAGGATCTGGGGATAAATCTGGGAACGGTGCGCCGATATCTGAAGCAGCGAGACAAATACGAAAACTCGGTATCGCCGGTAGAGGTACGGTTTTGGAAAATGCTTGATGAGTGCGCGCATTCCGATGCGCGCACCCCATCCGAAGAATCTCAAGAAAATCAGTGCGCATATCTCGATGCGCGCACTAATCCAAGGGGACACATAATGGACAAAGCCGAATTCGCAAACTGGATTCAAGATTTAAAGCGAAAACTTCCGGAAACCGGCGGATATGTCGAACGACTTCCGGTCGACGTCAAACAGGCATGGTTCGAGGAGGTTTTTTCAAGGTTTGATTTGCGCGACGCCAAGGCGTGGACTTATCAAATCTTCTCGGGCGAGCGGGAGTTGGAAGCGTTTAAGCGGGAACGTATTCCCGCACTTTTCGCGCGAGGTGTGCAGGAAATTGCATATCGTCGTCGGCAGCGAGAGCAGGCACCGGACAGGTCGCACGTTGGCGCAATGGAGAATGTCAAGTCAGATGCGATTATGGGGCGAGCGTACCGCGAAGTAACCGCCAGGATGTCAGAATATTCTTCGAAAAACGAGGGGCAGAGAACGCCGGAGCACCTGGTCAAGCAGTGGACTCGCGAAGCTTTCGAATCGTCGCCGGCGTAGCATGGACGGCTGGAGAGTCCCCGTTTTTGCTGGGTCAACGCCGGCGGCGGTTTCTATCATGGGAAACTTTGGCGCGTTTGAACTTGACTGCGGTTGCGTCGTCACCCGTCGCGGTGGCCGTTTGTCGAGGACGTGCGCAGAGGTTCGCGAACTGCTGGATTTGCAGGACCTCTACATTGAAAAAGGTGACGCTGAGGCGGTCGAGATGTACCGCAACGCGGTCACGCGGCACTTGGTCGAAGGGATCGACTTTACAGCGGGGGGTTGACATTTGAAATTGCGCGTCTAGACGTGAAGAGATGTCAACCGAACTCAAAAAGTGCTTTTCTCGTCTTATCGAGATGTACCGGACCGGCCAGTGGGACTACTGGTGTGCAATCTCTTGCGGTCTAACGATCGCGCTGGAGATCGTCAACCGGATTAGTGATCATGATCACGATCTTATCTACGAAGACGAATTCCCTTCAGAATGTCTAAGCCTTGCCGAGGCTGCGGGCATGGATGTCCCGGCCGAAGGCATTGTTTCAAACGCCGTCTTGATGATCGTGGCGAAAAAACTGCTTGGAATGGTGGTTTCGTGGTTGCAAGAGGTTTCCTAGCGCTCGCGTTTATCGCTGGCTTGTTTTTTGCCGCTGTTGCCTCAGCGCAGACGCAGAACGTCGAAATCAAGCCCGGCCTGAATCAATTGTCGGTGGCGTTGCCTGCCGGCGCTGACATTACGTGGGAGTGTCGACAGCCGCTGACTACTCAGCATCTGGTTTTTACCACGTCAGACGGCGATAGCGTTTGTGCTTTTTATCTCGCATCCGGTAACGCGGTTTTCGTTTCGGACCTGATTAATTGGGACGAGCGGCGGCGCGAAAAAAAAACGTGGATCGTCTCGGTTACAGGGGAAACCCCTTCTCCTGATCCTGAGTTGACCGGAATCGCTGGTGATGTCTTTACTATGGCCAAGTCGATCGGGCAGCCGGCCATTTCCGCGGCGTTTGCCGCAAACTACGTTCAACTGGCGTCGCTGGTTCGATCTGGTGGTGTTGCTGATCTTGGTGCTGGTCGCGATTGGATTCATGACGCAAATAGAGAAATTGACGGCGAGATAGATCCGCGGTGGCGACAGGTCGGCGAGATGGTCGGCCAATACTTGACGGAACACGCACAGAGCTTACCTGCATTGTCGGAGGCTGCTGAGGAGATCGGAAAGGGACTGAAGGCCGCTGCGAAATGACCGCTGCTTACTCCTATTTCGTCGATGAGTTTGGGCAACAGGGCTGGATTCCGCCCGAGGATCGAACGGCCGAACAACGCGAGTTGTCGGAACGGTTTGACGCAGCCACTCCAAGCTACGCCGAGTCTGGCGAGCCGCTGGCAACTGCTGACCTTCCAGAAAAGGCGTTGCTTTACTCATTGGAGAGGAAGGCCAATAGCGAGTTACTCCCGCGGATAGCGCAAGTCACCGGAAGTTGTGTCGCCTGCGCCGGGGCGAGGGCCTACGCACAAGCAATTTGCGGTGACGTCGTTCACCGCGGCGACAATGAACGCGTCGCCGTTCCGTTTCCGTTTGCGACGTACGGAGTTGGCCGGAAAATTGGCGGCATGCGCAAGACGGGTTCCGGGAGCTATGGCGCGGCACAGGCCGAAGCCGTTAACACTTGGGGCATGATCCCCGTCGACCATCCTAGCGTTGACCCTCCATCGAAGGTCAATGGTTGGCTCAAATGGACACAGGCGATTGAGTATCGATGGAGCCATCCTAACGCGTGGACGGTCGACTATGACGACCTTGCCAACGACGCATATGAATACCGGGTCTTGTCGGTTTGTCGGATCCGCAACACCGACGAGTGCGCTTCACTTGTCGCGCAGGGTTACGGGTTGACGCTGGCCAGTTCGTTCGGTGCATCGTTCCGTGAACGGGGTGGATACTCGATTGGCGAGTGGCGTAAGACGTGGCGGCACCAAATGAGTTGTAGCGGGTACGACGCGAGCGACAGCGCGAAGAACGCCGGCCGAACTTCGCGTCTTTGGGCGATTGATAACCAGTGGGGGCCGAACGCGCATCCGAAGTGCCGATCACTTTCAAAGTTAGGCGTTACTGGATCGTTTTGGATTACCGACGAGACGTTTACAAAAATCATAGAGCGTGGCGCCGTGTATGGTCATAGCGACACGCTTGGTTTCCCCGGTCGCGAAATTGACTGGGGTGACATGGGCATGGGTCGTTAACGACGGGAGGGGTTTCGATGATCCGTTTAATTTGTTTTTCGCTGGTGGCTGTCTTAGTTTTCGCGGCGCGTGGCGAGTCGCAGTTGCTGAGCGGTCGACGATCGGTTTCGATTTCCCGAACGGTCGAGTTTGGGAATCAGGTCCCGGCGTCGGTGTGCGACTCGGCTGACTGTGAAACAACGCCAGACATTGAATCAAACTCGGTTGTTCGTCGTCGGTCCGTGTCGCGCGTCCGGCGGTTTAATTTTCTTCAGTCGCGGCGACTGTTCTTTTCCGGTGGCCGGGGGTGCTGTCAATGATCTACGAACACGCCGTCCGGAAGGCGCCAGAAGCCAAGACAATAATCAGTATGGACTGGTCGTCGATCTACACGACGGCGCAGACCGTCGCAAGTTCGACGTGGACCGTCGACACCGGATTGACGATCGATTCGAATGCGTATTCCGCCGCCACCTCAACCGCAACCGTCAGCGGCGGCACGGCGGATCGATCGTACAAGCTCAAGAACCAGGTCACCTTGTCTGATGGCCAGGTTGATAAACGGACCATTCTTGTCGGGGTGATGGACCGTTAGCGTCTGTCGTGATCGGCGGGCGCTGGCGTTTCCCCGAAAGCCGGTTTTCAGGAGATCGGGAAATTTTCGGAGCGGGTCCTTCTGGGGGGGTCGCCCCCCCCT